TGGACAATCAGACGTAAACTTGATTGTGTCGGTTCGACTCCGACCATAGCATTATTAAGGTGATATATAAGATAAATATAGGTTATAATATAATAAATAAATTATAAAATCATCGCAAGATGGTTTTTTTAGTAAGGTGGTTTTATGGCTGGCAATAAAAAACGAGGTAGAAAATGTAAATATTATACACATGTCGAGCCAAAACTTGATTTAATCGAAAATTGGAGGCAAAAAGGCGATAGCGAAGAGAAAATAGCAAATAAATTAGGAATTGCATATAGCACATTAAAGGAATATAAACTAAAATTCTCGGCTTTTTCGTCAGTAATAAGCACATCGAAAGAGAAATTGGTAATAAATCTCAAAAGAAGTTTATGGAAAGAAGCTTTGGGATATGAATATGAAGAGGTAAAAAAAACAGTGGAAAAAAGTTATTTAGGTAATAAAACAAAAACAGAAAAAACTAAGAAGAAATTTAGAGGGCAACCAAATTTATTAATATTTGCTTTATGTAATTTGCTACCTGAAGAATTCAAAAGAGTTGATAAAGAGATAATTAAAGAGTTAGAAAATAAGATTGATGAGAAATTTGAATATAACAATGATGTATTTAAAAAAGAGTTTGAGAAATTATTCCCAAAAAAGAAAGACAATAATTAATAATGGAAAATTATGAATATTTAAATAATATAGTAAATGATATTAATAATTGGGATAATAAGCTTGGAGTAGCTCCAAGGACATTTGAGCATTTTTATTTTTGGATAAATGAATATTTTGGATATTATATACCTTATTCAAATTGTAAACCATGTAAAGAACATTCTTATCCTTTAAATGCAATGTGGGAAGCTTATGCAGAAATAACACCAATGGCTATATGGTATGCAAATAGAGCTGGCGGTAAAACATATGATTTATCTGTTTTGTCATTTATGGAATCTATATTTAAAAAAAAATGTGGTATAAATATTTTAGGCGGATCATTAGACCAGGCACAAAAAGCAATCTCATATTTAACAGAATTTTGGGGATATCCTAATGCACCAACTCATTTACTAATCGGGAACCAAGTGTCTAAAAGGGGATACCAATTAACAAATGGTTCATGGGTTAGGGCATTGGCTGCAAGTTCAAAATCAGTAAGGGGTAGTCACCAACCTAAATTACGAATAGATGAGTGTTTAACGGAAGACACTTTAATAAAAACAATAAATGGTAACAAAGCAATCAAAGAAATTACTAACAAAGATATAGTATATGGATGGAACGGTGTTAAAATAAAAAAATGTATGGTACAATATAATAGTTATATGGGTGAGAGAAAAACATATAAAATTTTTTTCTCGAATGGCAATTATATAAATTGTACTGATAACCATAAAATTTTAACAACGAAAGGATATAAATACTTACATGAAATCAAAAGGCGGAAATGTAAGGGTGAAACAATCTTTGTTATCGGTGAACGTAAAAAGTTGTTTGAAGTGTGGGAAAAAATTAAATTTAAAAAGAAAATATACAACTGGTTATTGTCAGGATTGTTATATAAAATTAAATGCTGTACCAAAAAAATATTGCCAAGATTGCAAAAAAGAGATAACAAGAAGTTCAACAATATGCAGAGATTGTTATGCAAAAAGAAGAAAATCAAAAAAACCAAAATGCATAGAATGCGGAAAAGAATTAAGACATGCTGCAAAACGATGCAAGAAATGTTATTTAAAATATCTTTCAAAAGTTGGTATGGGTTCAAGAATGGCAAAGGCAAGAGCGACAGCATTAAAGAAAAATCCAACAAAAGCAGAAATACAAGCATCAGAATTATTAGATTATTTAAAGATATCATACCAAACACAAATACCATTCAACAGATATATAGTAGATTTTTTATGCAAGGATTTGAATCTAATAATAGAAATACATGGAGAATATTGGCACAACAGAGAAAAGACAATAAAATTAGACAAAAGGAAAAAGGAATTTTTAGAAAAAGAAGGGTACAAAGTTTTAATATTAAAAACAACATTAATGCATTTATGGTTTTCAGAAATTATGAAATTTATAAAGTAATTGATATAAAAGAAGATAAAATAAATAAAGTATATGATCTTAAAATAAAAGATTTAAAATCATTTTTAGCAAATGGAATAATAGTACATAATTGTGATGAAGTTGACAAAAACATATACTTAGCATCATTAGGACAACCGCAAGCAATGAATGGGATCCCAGAAAATATAATTATATCGTCAACACTACATCAACCATTTGGTTTAATGAGTGAAATAGTTGAATCAAAAGATGACATAGGAGCAAAATTATTTAAATGGTGTGTTAAAGAAGTTCAGGAACCACATGGATATTGGAAAACAAAAGATATAGAATTAAAAAAGAAGCAAATAACAAAAGCGATGTTTGATGCTGAATATTTATGTCTTCGTCCTAAAATCGGAGATACTATATTTGATTTTGAATCTGTAGATAGGTCATATAGAAGAGGAATGAAGGATAAGTATAATAAAAAATTATATACAGAAATAGGGCTTGACTGGGGATATGCTGTAACAGCTTTATCAATAATCCAGGATGATAAAGAAAAATTTACAAATCCAATTACCAAGACTTTTGAATATGTTGAGCTTACAGATAGATGCAAAGAAATTGCAGATATTTGTATAGAATATAATGTTAAAATAATTTATGCTGACAGTAATCCAAAAGATTCTAATATTACGTTAAAAAAGATACTTAAAGAAAAAAGATGTCAGACAGAACTAATTACAATAGCTTTCAACAAATGGAAAGATGTTGGAATAAATGTGATAAGATTATTATTAGAAAAAGATAGGCTTAATATAACAGATAAGACAGCACAAGAAAAAATGAAGAAGTATCATTATAAGAATCCTGAACAGGGTATTATTGCGAAAGAAGACGATCATATTTGTGATAGCTTTATAGCCTGGGGTAGCTCAAGACATAAATTATTAATATAAGGAGTGAACAAAATGTTTTTAGAACCTACTTCTAAGTTTCCGCCACAAGATTATTCGTATTGGTTCAATAAATATGATGAATGGGAATCGTGGTATAGTGGAGACCCGGCAAATTTATTAAAATATTATACGCAGACGGCATTAGGGAATGAAACCGCGCAGGAAAAATTTTGGGCAAGGATGGAACAAGAAGATAGGGCAAGCATTGTTCATGTTCCTTTAGCTGGAGATATAGCCGCAACATCAAGTAATTTACTTTTTGCAGAATCACCTAGATTTAAGTATGATGAGAAAAATAAATCAGGGAAAAGAATAAAATCATTTATTGATGTTAATGGTTTTGACAATATATTATTAGAAGGTGCAGAATTAGCAGCTGCATTATCAGGGTGTTTATTAAAAATAGACATTGAACCAAGCCTTGAAAAGATTCCTCTTGTATCAGTTTTAACACCATCTCAATTTTTTCCTATGTTTTGGCGTGGCAGATTATGGGAAGTACTGTGTTTTAGAGTTGTAAAGACAACAGAATCAGGCGTTGTATATAGACTATTTGAGAATAGAAGAAGAGAAGGAACAGGTCTTATTATCGAATACCAATTGCATAAAGGAACTGGTGACAGAGTTGGTAAAGTTATAGATTTTAGTGAAATAGCTGAGACAGAAAATCTTAATTTAGAACCAGTTAGACATAATAATATAGATGGTTTGGGATGTGTATATATACCAAATATGAGGCCAAATAAATTAATACCTGGTGCTTATGTTGGTATTAATGATTATAATTCTAGCATAACAATGCTTGATTCTCTTGATTTTGCATGGACAAGCTGGATAAGAGATATAGAACTTGGCTTAGCACAATTATTAATTGATGAAGAATTATTAGATAAAGCAAAAAACAAAACAGGTGGAACAGTACAATTTTTGAACAAATTTAATAAGTTTAGAAAAGCTTTTGTAAAGTTAGATTTGTCATCCTGGAGAATGGGTGGAGAAGGCAGCATAAAACCAATTGAGCAGGTACAATTTGATATACGTGTCGATGAACATGCTAAAACTTGTGAACAATTGTTCTATCAAATAATAAATCAATGCGGATATTCTCCTCAAAGTTTTGGGCTTGGAATAGAAGGACGCGCAGAAAGTGGAACAGCATTAAGATTAAGGGAAAATAAAAGCCAGCTTACAAGAAATAAAAAATCTAGATACTGGATACCTGCAATTAGACAAATATTATTACAGATGCAAAGGCTTGATAAAGCTTCTGGATTAAGCCAAATGTACGAAGAGCAAGATGTATCTATTGAAATAGAAGATTCAATAATGCCAGATACAAAAGAGTTGAGTGAAACAATAAGAAATCTTGACCAGGCAAAAGCTATATCAAATTATGCAAAGTGTAAAATGCTACATCCAGATTGGAAAGAAGAAGATATTGAAAATGAGGTTGATAAAATAAATAAGGAATCAGGGATAACGGGGGAAATAATTTAAATGGAAAATGAAATGATAGAAATTGAAATAAATAAATGTAAATCAACTAGAGATTATTTTAATTATATACAAGAACATATAATAAATGTACAAAAGGCTTGGGCTATTTTAGAATCTAAATGTAAAGATGAAAAATTTATATATGATGACTTTGAATATAATATATTGGATCAAGAAATTAAAAATCATGATTTGACTAAATATTCAGAAGAAGAATTTATTCCATATAGAAATAAATTTTATCCATACAAAAAATATGATGGAGAAGAAAATCAATTTTTTGATATGGAATTTAATAAAGCTTGGGAGCATCATAAAAAATATAATGATCATCATTGGGAAACGTGGACAACTAAAAAATATCCTACTTTAGATATTCAATCATTACATTGTGTTCATATGTTTATTGATTGGATGGCTATGGGATTTAAATTTAATGATACTCCAGCAAGTTATTATAAAAAAAATAAAGACAAAATTATAATTCCAGATTGGGCAGAGGATTTAATTTTTAGATTATCTGAAAAGATATCAAAATGAAAGGTTAATAATTGGAGACAATAATGAAAAATGATTTTATAAGGTTTAAATGGGAGCATGATACGGAATATACATATAGGTATAATATTCATGTAATAAGTAAAGAATTACACCAAATATTATCAGAATATGAAAATACAGCTAAAAAGATACCTGATTATAAAGATATATTAAAAAGATTAGAAAATATAAATACTATTATACTTGATTTGGTTGTACCTGGTATTTATGCAGAATCAGATGGATATTTAAGAAATGCTATGAAATATTTCATCAGAGCTACAAAGATAATGATTGATGAAGCAAGCAAAAAAGAAGATGAACAAAATCGAACAATAATAATTAAAGCTGCAAGGCTTATTGAGGCTGGTACAGCTTTTATTACAATTGTTTCAACTATGAATTTTGAGACGTTTGAAGAGATGCAAAAGGAGTTTGATAAAAATGGAAAACAATAATTATGATAGCAAAAATGATACATTGAAACATATAAAAATGGTTCAAGAATATATGAGATTTGTATGTTATAAATTAAATTGGCAAGCATTAAATCATGATAATTCAAAATTAGAAGAACCTGAAAAAAGAATCTTTGATGAATTTACACCAAAGCTTAAAAATACAACATATGGTAGTGATGAATATAAAAAATATTTAAATCTTATGCAAAAAGGATTAAAACATCATTATGAAAACAATAACCATCATCCTGAACATTTTAAAAATGGTATAAAAGATATGACCCTATTTGATTTATTTGAGATGTTTATTGATTGGGAAGCGGCAACAAAAAGACATAATGATGGAGATATACACAAATCAATAAAAATAAATAAAGATAGATTTGGCTATGATAATTTATTGGAATCGATTTTTGAAAATACAGCAACATATTTAGATCATGGATTTGAAGAAGCTAGAAAATTGTTTAATGAAAATGATTCTTTTGAAACTAAAGAAATTGTATATATGTGGCTGTTAGGTGGTCAGTTTACTAACTTAGAAGATGAAACGACTAAAAGTGCTTATGATGTAATAATGACTTTGATTAGCATGGGAATGGGATAAAAATGATAAATCAGAGAAGTTATGAAGTATTTGGAGCACCTTTATATACATCGGCCGAAAATGTTGTATATGAAATGCTTAGAATAATTACAAAACTTAATAAGAAAATTATAAGAGACCCGGATAATATTGCTAAATATAAAGCTGATTATGAAAAAGAAATAAATAAAATAGCTGATGAGTTTGAAATAGAGTGGAAAATTTGGGCTGATGAAGATATACCAAAAGCATATTTAGCAGGGCTAAAAAATACAGAGAGTCAATTGAAAAATGCTGGACAATCAACAAAGATTACAAATACCATAAATAATGGTTCTTTTATGATACAAAATTTACCGCCTATTCCACCAATACCTCCAATACCTGGCCAAGTTCTTGGATGGTTTGAAGGCTTTGAAAATCATACTCAATTTATGGGTGTATTTCGTAATGCTGCATATTATTCATTAGAAGGACAACATTTACAAATATTAAGAAAAGGCGATGATATATATAGACAGACTGCTGTAATGGCAGGTGAAGCTAATTACAAAGAAACTGATATATTTACAAGGCGAAAATTAAGCCAAACTATGTTAGATGAATATGCTAAAAAAGGCATACAAACAGTAACATATAAAAATGGTGCTAAGTATAGCATTGATACTTATTGTGAAATGGTTGGAAGAACTGTAACAGGAAGAGCAGCAATGCAAGCAAATTTAAACAGGTGTTTTGAATCAGGATACAATTTGGTTGTTGTATCTGCTCATTTTAGGGCATGTGATTTATGTACACCTTATGAGGGAGTTACATTAAGTATTGAACCACATCCAACTTATGAAAGCGTTGATGATGCAATTACACAAGGCCTTTTTCACCCTAATTGTGCTCATTCGATAAGTCCTTTCTTTGAAGGCATTACAGAAA